ATATAGGTGACATTGAATACAACATCAACTTAAATCAAGACCCTTATAATTCGAGGGTTTTCAATTCAAGTTTTTACAACGTAAAAGAAGTTAATAACAGTATTTTTATACCGAAAGTAAAACTAAGGAAGAAAATTAATTAATACGCTCTATTAAAAAAAAAGACCATGTTCGCCATCCGCATCAAAGACACTTATCTCGACCTAGACCCTAGAGCAGCCATCTCGATTAGGATGAATAACCCCATCTTTGATGCGGACAACTTTCCTCGCACTTGGACACTCCCGTTTTCCTTACCCCTCACACCTCGAAACCTCGCAGTATTAGGCTATCCCAACTTAATCAACTTTTCAGGCAAAAAGAAAATAGAGAATACTGTACTTTATATAGAAGGATTACCCTTCGAGACAGGAACATTTACTATCAAAAAATCATCCGACCAGTATATTTCCGCTGTTTTTCAAAACGTAGATTTGAGCGTATTAGACCAGTTAGAAAAAATCAACATCCATGAGATACTGGAGACAGTACCAATTCCTCAAACAAACGTGGCTCAAACAATATTGACAATTGATAGTCCTCCTGGGGATTATTCCTTGAATGTCAATAATATGAATTATCAGCTCGATGCGAGCGACATTTTAATTTATCCAGATGCTATATCAGTAGCCGGGCAATTAGAATTATTAATTAATGCTGATTTTCCTAATTGGGCGGCAGCCAATACGCCCAATGAGCTAATCATTAGCCCTCCAGTAGGAGAAAATTTATCGCTTCAGGTTTTTGAAGGAGTCAATGTTCAAACCAATACGCCTCCAGCGGCTGCTAATCAGGCAAACATGAAAGATTATGTAGAAGATAGCGTGGTCAACGGGAACAACAAAATAAGTTTTGCGACAATTTTCAATCCTGCTTTTTACGAAAATGCGAATGCAAATTTCGAGGGGTATATTAATTATGTAGAAGATGGAGTGATGAAAGAAAACGAACCAGAACTATCTCGACAGTTCGTTCATACGCTTATTCCTTTTGTTAGACTTTCTTACATTTTTGAGCGTATTGTCGCAAACTCTGACATTAAGGCTATTGTAGGAGATTTTTTTGAACTCGCAGACACACAGCAATTAATAATCTATAATAACTATGCCTTAGACCAAATCAGCGAGTATATAGATGTAGTGACTGCTAGTACTCGATATTTGAATGGTTTCAAAGCAGAGATAGACATCAATCAACATGTGCCAGAATTGACGGCAAAAGAAGCCCTCAATTTGTTAGGGTTTGCGAATGTATATTATGAATTCAAAGGAGAGACTATCTATATCAGAAAAAAAATAGGCCAGTTACTTCAGCCTGCAACAGACTGGACCAAGAAGGCAGAGCCAAGCATTAATCAAGATTTTGCAGAAGAGGAAGGCTTCTCTCTACGCTATCCAACAGATGACACCGACACAGCCAAGCGCAGCGGACAATTGACAGAGTTGAAAATAGGCGACGGAGGCGACCCGCTTATTTTGCCAATCGGTACTCTTTATGAAGACACTCGTAGCGTCTTTTTAGACCCTGATGCCTTCACTTGGGCAATTCCATATATAGAACAAAAAGGAAGCTCAGATGAGCTGAATATTGGCAAAAACGAGACAGGCGTGAAGCTTCTATTCGATAGAGGCAATCGCCAAAACAGTCGGGATAATAACTATCCGTATGCGACACACAAAGATGTAGATTATAAGGCGCAATCAGTAGGGACATATACCCTCGATTGGTCTGGCGCAACGGGCATTTATGAAACCTTCTGGAAGCAATATCTACCACTACTGCAGGGAGACACCGTGAGCAAAAACATTCGACTGAATATTCAGGACATACTCGACATCCGAAAATGGGAAAATAGCCGCCGAACCATCCGTCACCCCAATGGTCACCTGAGTGGCGTTATCAAGACGATTAGTTTCAAAATCGACCAAACAGGCATTAGTCCTGCCATTGTCGAATTCATAAAAGAATAATTATGCAAGACTCGATTACTATTAACGACACCAGTTTTCAAGTACCAAAAACATGGGATAATCTAACCGTAGAACAACAACTCACCTGCTATCAAATAATCATGCAGGATAGTCTCCTAGATTTTACGCTCGATGAAGCTCTACCTTATAAGCGACTCGCCATCACCAAATACCTGATGGAGCTAAAAGATGACTTTTTGGAACGTTGGGAAAAAGACTGTATCGAAGCTGAAGGCGAAGAAGCAGGTAAAACCATCTTTTTAGCAGAACTCAACACTATTGTCGAAGCGATGACCGATTTTGCTTTTCAGGAAGTGGCGCTCCTTCCTTCAGACGAACCTACAGAGACCGCGACTACCTATGAGTTAACGATGACACTTTCCCGTTGTCCGTTCCCTAGACTAGAAAGCCCTAAGAAAAAAACTAAACTATTTGCGCCAAAAAACGAACTCTCTAACATCACGCTTTATGAGCTAACGATGAGTTTCACCGCCTTGGAGCAATACCTAGAAACCAAAGACGAAAGTTATTTGCATCGACTCTTGGGGATCCTTTATCGTCCGGGCAAAAAATCATCTAAGGCGCTCAAGCAATCAAACTACCATGGTGACCGCCGGTTAGCATTATTGCACCACGAATCGACGATAGAGGCAAGGGCGCAGCTTTGCGCACAGTTGCCAAAAAATGTCAAGCAATTAATTGTGTTTTGGTTTGCGAGTTGTCGCCACCAAATCATTAAAGGTTATGCTAATATTTTCCAAGAGCCAGATGGCACAGAGCAGGGCGGCAACGACTACGGCTGGGCTACTTTATTATTAGAACTGTCTGGAGGCTTGCCTAACCTGAAGGTAGTCGGCAATCAGTTGTATTCTACTGGCTTGACTTATTTGAGTTATTTGGAGGATAAGCGAAAATTATCGGAGTTGGAAATGGCTAAAAGGAAGGTTTAAGAGGAAGTAAAAAAAGCTAATTAAGACCAGTCTAATTATCACTAAGCTTCTACCTCGGTCGGGTAGGGGCTTTTTTCTGTCCTGTCTTACCATTCCCATTATCTCCACCTTTGCCTCATGGCAACACCAGTAATCAAAACCTCGGATATGCTCAAACAGATGGGAACAGGAAAAACCTTTTCCATGATTGTCGTCTCTTATAATCGCCAAAAGCGAACAGGAGGGAAGCGCATCGAGTACGCCGAGGCTATACTGACTAGTACCGACCCATTGTTTCAGAAAAAGGAAAAGCGGGAAAATGGGCAACGTCCACCAACCGAGCAGGAGCGCAAAAAAGCAGCTTTGCTTGATGCTAGAAAGAGCAACCCACACCACCGAAAAAACTACACCCGAAACATTACGCTGCTAGTTGATGGGCATATCACAAGTGAAATTCGCACCATACATCCGCCATTAGTACTCAAATTCAATAATCAAACAGTTGTTCCCTAATGAAGAAAGGTAGAAATATTAAAATAAATGTATTTGGAGACGCTAAAACAGGTAAGTTTCATGCTTTGCCAGAAATGCGAGCAGGTAGCAAACAATCTACGCTCCCTACGCCTGCCAAGCCAATGACCACCGCAGAGATACCACCAGAAGAAGATGGCGGCTACGAGTGGGCACCGTGGAAAAACCCATTTGGATATGGCGATAATTTACCAACCTTTATTCGTTGCGCTTTTGAAAAAGTAGGATTAGCGGGCAGAGTGCAACATGATTTAGCTAAAATGTTGTTTGGAAATGGGCTGGTTTATTATCGCAGAAAAGACCTGTATGCAGGCATCGTAAAACCTGTCAAAATACCAAAAATAGAGGATTGGTTAGAAGAGAATATGATTGAAACAGAATGGTTATTTCCTCAGTTTTTAGATTACCGATATAATTGGAATTCCTTCTCTGAAATGATACTGAGCAAAGATGCCAAGCTTATCACTTCTATCTATCATAAAGAAGCCGAATTTTGTCGATTAGGAAAGCAGAATAAGAATAATTTTAAGATAGAGGAAATTTGGTACAGTCCTTATTTTAAGCAAGGCGCTCCACCATCGCAGCAAAAAAGGAAGAAAATTCCTTTAATGCCGTGGTTCGACCGTCGAAAATTTGTGGACAAATTAGGTACAAAACGACAGTTTGCTTGGCACACTAGAGTTAAAACCCCTGGCACCGTTTATTATGCTCGACCGTACTGGATAGGCTTAATTAGGGAGAATGGATGGATAGATGTAGCTGCGAAAGTTCCTGAGATTATCAACTCAATGCAGTCCAGTCAAATTATACTGAAGTATCAAATCAATATACCAGAATCTTATTTTAAAGTACGTTATCAAGGATGGGATGCTTTCAGCGACGATGAGCGCAACAATTTAATAGATACTTTGGTGACTGCTATTGAGACCCAATTGACCGACACGAAGAACGCCTTCAAATCAATCACTACCGTATTTCGACAAAATGAAATCACGCAGAAGGATGAGGGAAAAGTGGAAATAATCGCACTTGATGATAAAGTGAAGGCTAATAACTGGGTACCGTCATCGAATGCAGCCGATGCGCAAATCGTGCAAGCGCTTGGCGGCCAGCCGAGCATGATTGGTCTAGCTCCTGAAGGGGGCAGCATGGGCGCAGGCTCAGGCAGCGACAAAAGAGAATTATTCAATATCGAAGTAGACACCAATACCGTCGAACAACTCAAGATACTAGAGCCGCTTAATTATATCGCTCTCTATAATCGGACAGAAGACCCCGACTGGGATGTTGTCTTTCGTATCGACCACAATAGGCATACGACGAAGGACAAAAATGAGCATGGTCGAGAAGAAAGCGAGACACAACCCGATGCGACTGTCCTTTCATCCACCTCATAAGCTTAATATTTTTGTGTTATGAATATTCTATTTTCCGAGATCACAGAATTACAGCCCTTTGTAGGAGGAGCGATCAATGTAAGTATAGACATGCGCTCTATCACGCCCACTATCGAGCGAGCGACCTATGACTATATTATCCCTATTATTGGACAAACACAATACGATGAGCTGGTCACGAGTTTGGCTAGTGAAGACGCCCGAATAGTTAATTTATTGGAAGCAGTCCGTAGACCATTAGCTTTATTATCGGTTTACAAACATAGTTTTGTTGGTGACATTAGTTTCGGAGAATCAGGATTATACCGCACCGAGACCGACGACCGCAAAGGAGCATATAAATATCAGGTGAATACCTTCAGAGCTGAACATCTCAATCAAGGGTATAATAGTATAGAACGCCTAATTTTGTTCCTAGATGCGAACCTAGTAGATTATCCATTATTTACCGCTGCGGCTGAATATGCTCGACATCGTTCCCTGGTCATTAATTACGCCTCTGAGTTCGCAGTTCATTACGACATGAAAATCAATCGCTACATTTATCAGATAATGCGCCCAGTGATCGAGGAGATGGAAATTTTTGTATTAGAACCACTATTGGGACAAGATTTTTATACAGAAATCAAAACCAAAATAAAAGCCGACACCTTAGGCGCTGAAGAAAAACAATTATTATTCTACCTGCAAAAATCCGTAGCTCATTATACCGTTCTGGAATCGCTCAAGCGAAATATTGTACAGTTTCAAGGAGACCGCATCGCACAAGTAGAGGAACTTGAGCCTCAGAGTAATCGAAAAACAAGCAATGCCTCGCCAACGAATATTGGCGTACTAGCTAGTCATAATGAGGAATTTGCAGCCCGACATCTCTCAAAAGCAAAATGGTATTTGACCGAGAATATTGACCTCTTTCCAACTTATAAAACATGGCAAGAAGCATTAGTCGCCGCCGAAGAAGCCGAAACGGAGGAGGAAGACAATAGTAGATATAGCTCCTGTAGTAGCTGCTCAGGATATTGTAATTGTAGCACTACCACCAAAAACAAGAAAATATTTCGCTTCTAATAAACATAATAAAATCTACAATCATGGGAATTTTTCCAAAAGCAAAATTTGACGAAAAACACCTAATCAAAGCTATCGACAAGTATGAAGCTGACCGACAGCGAATTGCTCACGAAAAAGAAGCAAGATTTAGGGAAATATTGAACAATGAAGGGGAAATCATGCGAGCCAAAGCAAGAATCCAGCAATTGCATTTAGAAAAAAATGCACTTGAAAAAGCAGAGGGAAAAGTAGAGGCTCGGTTGGAAATGTTAGGAGAAATTCTTAATGAAGATGCTTGAAATTATCGAACATCTCCTTACTAATTCAAAAAGCAGACCAGCATTAAAAGACCCTAATCGTTTCCTACTAAACGAAGTGCGAGGCGTCGTTGTGCATTGGACAGCCAATACCCACAAAGGAGCAGGAGCAAAAGCACATCGAGCCTATTTTAATAAAAACAAAAAAGGTGCATCGGCTCACTATGTTGTAGAAAACGATGAAGTAATTCTCTGTATACCAGAAAACGAAGTCGCCCACACCGTTGGCGACAAACCAAGTAGCAATTACCTTCCTCTTCGAGAGAAGCTTTTAGAAGGAGCGCTCTATAAAAACCCAAACTACTACACTATCAACATCGAAATGTGTGTGAATATAGACAGCGACTGGACAAAGACCGTAAAAACCACAATCCAACTCTGTCAGGAAATATTAGACCGCCACAACTTGAGTCTAGGCGACCTCTATCGACATTATGACATTACAGGCAAAGATTGCCCGAAGATGTTCCTCCCTGTCATCGTCGGAAATTTGGAATGGGATTGGAACTGGGAGGCTTTCAAAGCAGATGTGGTAGAAAGGCCCATTATGCAGATAGTAGAAAAAGAGATTATCAAAACCGAATGGAAAGAAACACTCAAACCAATCAATGAATATTCTATTAAAAGCCTTTTGTTAGGCTTAATTACCAAAATATTTTCCTTCTCATGGCTAAGAAAAAAATAGCAATCGGCGACCGAGTGTTTATCCCTGAATTAGACACATACGGAAAAGTAACCAACCTCGACGAAAACGGAGGGGTGACAGAAGTTATCATTAAGACCAAAGATGGAGAAACGACTGTCGAAGTAAAAGGATTGGAGGTGGTGCTAATGAAGGCAGTTAAATGGTTAATTTGGTTGATTCAGAAATTATTCAGGAAAAAAGATAAGGCTCAATAATATTCCTTCCTTTTTTATGTCCTTTTCATTACTTCCCACCTACGCCATCTTTGTAGCATGGCAGATACACTATTAATTAAAAGGCAAAGAGCCTTAGGCGACCGCCTCGAAGCGATGGATAAAACCGTCATCGAATGGGCAGAGAATACGAAGGGGCAACTACTGCGCAAACTTGCCAAGCTTGGAGTGAAAGAAAAATCTAAACTAGTAAAAAGCCTAAAAACTAAGTTCAAGCAAAAAGATGGCGAATTGGAGCGGGTCTCCTTTAGTTTCACCAAGCATGGTATTTTTTATGAGCGAGGAGTAGGAAGAGGAAGAGGCATACAGTCAGGAAAGACAAAACCAAACCCTTGGTTGAAACCAATCCTCGATGCAGAGATAGAACAACTCGCCGACCTCATCGCAGAAAAATACGCCGACCTAGCAGTCGAAGAATTAAAATTGAATATCCCTGGTATTATTTCCACAAAAGTAAAAATAGGATAATGGCACGTAGAAGTGTAAATGTATTCTTTAATGGACAGACAGTAGCCGACTCCATTAAGCTCGCTAACAAAGAAATGAGAGCGTTAAAAGTGACGATTAACAACTCTAAAAAGGGGTCTGATGAATATGTAAAAGCGGTGAATAGATATGCTAACTTGAAGAAAGAAATTAGAGGTCACAGAAAAGAGATGAATGGAATCGAGTCAACTTGGGGAAAGATGAAAGGGCTGGCTAAGGGGTTTATTTTGGCACAAGTGGCAGCGTTCTCCGCTAAAGTCATTGTTCAATATGGGGTAAAATTGTTTGGTGTAGCGGAAAAGATGGAGATAATGACCCAAAAGGCTCGCATCGTTTTTGGTGAAGCGCTCCCAGCAGTCACCGCAGCAGCCGAAAAGAACGCCAACGCCATCGGTTTGACCGCCTCGCAATATACTGAAGCTGCAACCGCCATAGGAGACCTATTGGTCCCCATGGGATTTACTCGAAAAGAAGCAGGTAGTATCTCTACTGAAATGGTCAATCTATCGGGCGCATTATCAAAATGGACAGGTGGACAGATTGACGCCAAAGAAGCGAGTGATATATTAGGAAAAGCGCTTTTAGGCGAAAGAGAACAACTTAAACGGTTTGGAATTGCTATCAATGAAGCAGATGTGAAAGCGAAGCTCGCCGAAAAAGGATTGGATAAATTAACAGGCGCATCTCTCCAGCAAGCAAAAGCAGCCGCTACCCTCGAATTGATAACCCAAAAATCAGCCGATGCACAAGCGTTTTTTGCTGAAGGTTCGGATTCTTTAGCAGGCAAAAAAGCAAAACTTGCGGCATTAACGACAGAAGTTAGCGAAAAATTAGCAACGGTATTAATCCCCGTTTTTAATCGCTTAGTAGATATTGCTATCAAAGTGGCTGAAGGGATAAATTGGGTGGTCGATGGTTTTACTGATTTAGTTGGCGATGGCGCAAAAGAGGCTATAGATGAAAAAGCACAAGCCTTAGCCAACGCTCAACAGAAAGCAGATGCTTTAGCTAAATCGACTGAAGCACTCACCGATAAAGAAAAGATTGCCGCCAACCTTCAGAAAAAACTAGCCGCTGATGCGCTTCGCCAGAAGCAACTCGACAACGCTAAAAAAATAGCCAAAGAACGACAGAAGTTAGCAGAAAAAGAAGCAAAAGAACTCGCTAAAAAAGCAGCGCAATTAGAAGAGAAAATCCTGTTAATCAAACAAGAGTCCACCGTAGCGCAACTATCAGAAGAAGACCAAAAGATAGCCAAGCTCGCTGCTAAATATGATAAGCAAATACAAGTCGCTATCGAGTTAGAGGGAAAAGGAGTGGCTTCTGCGACCTCTAATAAATTAGACCTAGAGCGCCTAAAGGAAGTCGCACTCGAAGAACTCCGACAACAACTATTCGAGGAAAAACTAACTAAAGACTCAGAACGAGAAGCTACCCAAATAGCCGCAGACTTGGAGGCTATGCACAAGAGAGAGGAAGCTAAGCGAGCAACAGAAGAAGAAATTAACGCAATCATCAAAGACGAATTTTTGACCGAACGCCAATTGGCTCTCGAAGAACTGGAAACGCAACATAGCGACCTGCTTAGATTGGCAGAGTTACATGGAATTGATACCCTTGATTTAGAACTTGCTTTTCGGAAAAAGAAATCGGATGCTATCAATCAACTGGATGAAAATGACCGCAAAAAATTAATTGAATCTCAACAAAAACAAGCCGTAATATTACGTCAATCTTTCCAAGCAGTAGGTACCGTAATTGGAGGAGTGATGGATGCGATTGGCGCAAAAGCGGTCAAAAATACAAAATTAGGAAAACTATTAGCTTTAGCTCAAATAGGAATTAGTTCGGCTGAAGCGATAGCCGTAGCAACTGCCAAAGCGACAAGGGCGCTTCCTTTTCCTGCGAACTTGGTTGCTATCGCTACCTCTGTAGCAACAGTCCTTAGAAACATTGGGCAGGCGAAAAGTATTCTTTCTAGTGTAGATGTTCCTCAAAAGAAAAAAGGGAGATGGACAAACATCAGAGGGGCAGATGATGGATTGAATTATAATGCTAAATATATCGGACAAGCCCCTACTGGAATGCTTGACTATAATCACCCTATCCTGATGGCGTCCACAACTGGACCAATATTAGCCAACGAAGCAGGACAAGAATATTTTGTCAACCATAGCGCTCTTAGAAATCCCCATGTATTGAACCACGTCCGAGCCATCGACAACATAGTCAGCCATCGCCAAATGGCAGCAGGCGGCTCGACCATCGCAGCGACAACGACAGAAAATCCGACTCAAAATAATCAAGAAAATAACGAACTGGCAAAAATGACCTATCTGGTTATGCAACAATTACTACAAGCTATCCCAAATATTAGAGCCATTATTCCAGACCAGACAGCGATTGATTTAGTAGAGCGATTGGATGATTTAACGGTAGCAGGAGGAGGCGTGCTGAGGTAAAAAAAAAGGGGTGCTGTATATGAGTATACAGCACCTTTACCCAAAAAACCAAATGAAAACAAAATCTTGTATATTTTGAAGGGATTGGGTGAACCCTTGTTTTTCTTATTACTGAAGCAAATATAGTAAAAAATCAATTAAGCCTATGCCGCAGTCAAAATAGAGTTATCCAAATTCTTAATTTCGTAATTTAATACATATAATGAATTGCAGTATTTTTGGGTGGTAGATAAGTCTTTATGCCGAAGCTGTCGCATTATCTCCAATATATTTACCTTCTTTTTAAATAGCTCGATTACTCCAGTATCCTTCCAGCTATAATAAGAAAGCCCCTCAATATCAGCAAGCATTCCATTATTGAAAAACTTCTCAATTATTTTCTTGTGGCGCTCATTATAAGTATTGTGACCACAGCACTTCGTAGGGTTCGGTTTACCTCCACTACCAAATAATAACCAACGTTGATTAAATTTTTCAAATCCAAAATTTCTCAAAAAAGATAGAATAGAATTTGGTATCGTGATAATAGCTGATTCCTTATTTTTTGTAACACGAGCAGGCAATCGGATAACGCCTTCTTTTAGGTCGATCATATGTATTTCCATTCTTCGTTGTTCAATCGGACGAATAAAACAATGATACTGAAGCTGAATACCTAACCATAACCATTTATCTTTTTTCTGAATATGTTCTCCCACTATTTGGCGCTCCTCTTCAGAAAAAGCACGGCGGCGCTTTCCTGTAATTTTCTTTTTTTTCATTTTAGCAAATGGATTAACTTCTAAATATTCCCGTTCGACCAATTCGTTTAATATAGCCTTCATTCGCTCGATATAATTATTATAAGTTCTGGGTCCTATCTTCCTATCCATGATTCCATAATCCAAAAAGGCGACTGCATGTTTTCTAGTCAATTGATTGATTTTGATTTTTTTCAAACCCTTCTTTTCCAAAAAATCGGCAAAAATTCTACACATAGATTCTACCATCTCAATAGTCCGTTTTCTATCAGTATTACACTTTATTTTCTCAGCCATTGCCAATGCCTCTAAGATAGGTGTTTCTGTTAAAGGTTTTTCTTGTGCAGCCGCTACCCTACTCTTTCGAGCATCGACATACGGTTTACCCATCGCTAATTGACGATTAATCTCTTTTACTTTTTGTGTACCAATTTTTTCTCTAAGGAAATTATCTTTGATTCGATTCAGCCCAAACTTTCGCCGAAATCGAATCATCTCGTGAGTCTCTGTACATTCTTGATAAAATCGAATGTACCACGCCTGAGTGGCTCTAACTAGTTCAGCGGGATAGTATTCAAGTTTTGACATTTTTTTTTTGGTTTAACCGGTGACACGGTTAAATCAGAAAAAAGTGTCAGTAAAAAAATAAAACCTTGCAAGTCAAGGACTTACAAGGTTATTGTAGCGGAGACAGGAAGCCCTCCGCAATCACAAAACTCTTATAAATCAACAACTTACATAAATGTTTTTAACCCTAAAACAGGGATAAGTGACACTTTTCTGACACCTTTTCACCTTGATTTTTTTAATAATTCCTCATTAATTCAAAAAAAACAAGAGGTTTGAAACGAAACATTTCAAACCTCTCTTTTCTTAGCGCTGTATTTTAGTTTTTTAATGACCGTCAATCATTCTTTTTCAATGGTAGAAGTCCTTTTAATTCGAGAAGTAGAGAGTCAATTTTGTCTAAAATAGCTAAAATACTTTGAGCTTTGAGTTTTGTCTGCATCTCATCCATTAAGCCATCAAGCTTTTGTTCTAAAGGAACGGTTTTTGGTTTTTTAGGGACAAACATATCCCCTTCTCCTAGTATTAACCACATTGGATTTATTAAAGGATTACAATTAAGTATTTTCATTAAATTAGAATACCTAATATCTTTCCCTTCTGCTTTCATTGAGGCAAAAGTGCTTTGAGGTATGCCTGCGCTGGCATATAATAACTCTTTTTTATTTTTTTTATAAAAATTTTCTAAAGATTTAATTCTTTGATTAATAGACACTTACTTAATTTAATTTAAAAATTTTATTATTAATATCGAAATAGCGTTTGCAATTATCGAAATAGCGTTATATCTTTGGACTGTATTTAAGAGCAATCAATAGACTTTAAGTACAAAATTATAGCTAAATAAGTAAATAAAATCACTTTTCTTAATTTATTTCTAACAAAACATGCCTACCTCGTGCCATACGAGACCTATAAATTATTGTCTTATGAGAAAATATAAAATACAGAGATTACTTGATAAATACAAAAACAATGGGAAAAAAGGGAAAGCATACAAAGAGGTTTATCGAAAAGTAGTAGAAGCGGTAGGTATTGAGCCAAGCAGATTCCACAAGGCAAGGAACTGGAATATGGAAGATAGCAATACCCTCACAAGCAATGATTTAATTAAGTTGGCTATAGCTTTAGAAGTGACGGTGGATGAACTGTTGAATTATCCTCCAGAGTTAGAAATCAAACGGAAAGCAATCGCAATAGCAGCATAATCAGCTACCCTACTAATACGGGATTAAGGAGCATACTAGAGAAAACTAACATTACATAACCAATAAATCACGGTAATGAGTAGTAAATATTACATCACTAGTGTTGCGTTAAGAAATTATTTTTTGTCATAACTTGTTGTTTTACAGTTGATTATAAAGGTTTTTTGATTTCACGACTTCAATTGAGTTTTGATTAATAATTTTAGCAAACTAAAAATTTAATTAAATCCTGACTAGATAATTTTTTAAGCTTTTATGATTAGCTATATTTTTATGAAAATTTCTACAAAAAACTACAAAAATTGAAGACTTTCTCGTTTTATTAACCTTCTGTATATCAACTGATTAGTAGGCTTAAATTACAAATTATTAAAAATAGCAGTCATAACGAATTGATTTTCTGTTATTTATAACGCAACACTAGTGATATTACATCAATAAAAACGGGGAGTTATGCCAACGGCTAAGCTCTAGATACCACGACAACCTACAATTAATTGTCTTAGGATTTGCATGCCAAGATTGGACGGAGAAACCGACTTATAGCCAACTAAATATTATTAGATTTATTAAGCCTTTTGGTAAACCAATATTAAAACAGAAGAAATAATGTTTCATCGTGTATTCATAATGCAAGGGCGGCAAGAAAACTACACCCAAAACAGACTCAGCCGCCCTACTTTTTAAATTGACATTATCATCGAGTCCTGTCTTAGGCAAAAGAGCCAACGAGGCAGGATTCACCCAAAGATTCATAGTTATTGTTGACGCCGCTGCTAGTTAGTTTATAATAGGATTTCTTTCATAGTAGCGGCATCCTTTAACAGAAAGATGTTTGTTTTCATTTGTCCGTTTTCCAGCCCACTCGTTAGAGTGAGACTTTTTATACAGTAGCTACAGGTGACAGAATAGCATAGTGATGCTATCAGGATAAAGGTTCGACTCCTTTTGCTACTGCAACACATACCAAAAGGGAGACCGAGCAACAAGATTGTTTTTTGAAATTAGGCTTTGTGATAGCGTGACATTGTTTGGTCACGAAGCGGGCTAGAAAATGTTTGCTAATTCGCTTTCTAGAATCCTTAAAATTAGCAGCCTAAAAGTAATTGGAAGGAGGTCTCCCGCATTTTCAAAAAAATATACTGGGAGCATGCTGCTCTCAGATTTTACGGGGTTTTTATCGCTGGCACTTATTAGAAGTGTCGGCGAACTTTTCGACAAGATAGAGAGGGTTTCAACATACCTCGGCGACTGTAAACAACCGCAGCGTCGAGGGGTTTTTGAAGCTTTTAAAATATGTTAATGGATTTATAAATTGTTGTTGTTGTCAATACCGCCAGTATTGGGCTGGCGGTTATTTTTAAACCAATCAAAAATTAGTTATGCACGAAGAAGAAAAAAAGAAATTATTACAATTACGGCTTTTTGAACTGCAAGTCAAGCTAAGAACAGCAGCAGAGGAATTATTGAAAGCAGAACAGGAGACCTTTTGTGCGATAGGAATGGACAAGGCGTATGAACACATTTATTATAATTTTCGATATGCGCCTATCAAGCCAGTCGAGGATGTATTAAAAATGCTACTCATTAAAACTAAATAAGCCCCTACCCGACCGAGGTAGAAGCTTATATTTTTTCATCATTTAGATACCGCAAGATATGCACAATATTGAATCCAATCAAGGGCAGGATGGATATAAAGAAATCCAACAAACTCAGGAAGTAAAAGCCCTATTGAATCGTTTTGGCATTCGGAAATATACGAAGGCTAATAGACCTATCAAACAACTGGCGACTATCGCAAGCTACGGTTTTAATATCATTTCCATTTTATTAGCATTCAAGGGATTAACATGGTTGCTTTCTTGGATGATTGAAGGAACAATCCTTTGTCGAGTCATCGCCTTTTTTACGCTCCTATTAATCGAAATCGCCAAACGCTGGAGTTCTGATGTATTCTGGGATGCTTACGAATCCAGAAAGGTCATACTAAAACTACCCTTGGCGATGCTCCTCCTCTTTTTTATTTTGTCTGGCATCAGTACTGGCGGCGGCGCTTATCTGGAAGTGATTCGACTAAGCGAAGGCAAGGCAGATGTGATTATAGAAACAACAGACCCAGAACTGGTTGGCATCCAATCAAGATTAGATTCTATTGATAATATGATAGCGACCATGAAAAACACTAGATGGAGAGGAACGGTGACTCAGGATGCTAACAAAAATATTCAATTGATGCTACCAACACAAACGAACCTAATCGCATCGAGACAAACTAGAAAACAACAAATTTGGGAACATAATCAATTAGCATTAGTCGATCATAATATCTCAGTTGGCTGGATAGCTTTAGCGGTGTTTTTCCTCTGCCTATTTTTTGAAGTCGCTTTTGAAGGAACAATGTGGTATCGGTCACATTATGACTTTCGCAGCCTATGCGAACAGTTAGGCAAATCAAAAGCCATTGACCTATTTACCAACAACCAAGACGAGGCAATGATTACTTATTTAAATCAACCAAAAGCTGCGCCCTTGCAAGTGGCGCAACAAGAGGGGCAACAGCGAAAAATTGGTTTCGTGATGAAGGGGGCAACAGGAGGGCAACAAGCGCAGGAAACAAGTGGCTTGAAACAACCAAAAAGCCTTGTTAAACAAGGGGTAACAGAAGAAACAAGCAAAAAGAAAACACTTGTTTCCTCCTCGGAGAAACAAGCAAGGGAAACAGGAGAAACAGTTGTTCTTATAGATTCCAATGTAAAGTACTTAAAACAGAAATGTAGACAAGCCTATAAGCGAAAAATGATACAGGAAGACCCGACTACTCCTGAGAAAAACTATAAGCAACTTAAAAGCCATTTAGAAATTCTAGGCTATCAAGTTAAACCTACGCCACAGGAAGGTAGCCCCTACTATGTAGCCATTTTTAAACCAACAAAATAAAGTTCAATGCTAGTCATAAAAAATGAAGTTACGAAGCGAAGAGTTAAGTCCATAGAAGATGCTTATACTCTCCAAGCAGCAAAACAAGATGGTTGCCTTTTTCGCTTAGTCTTGGCGGCTGTAAATTCAAAAGATACCATTACTCTTATTATGAACAAGGAAGATAAAACCGAATTATTAGAAAATTTAAAAGTAGCAAAAACAGTATAACAATCACCGATTTAAGTACCTTTTTTCACATCAAAAACATGGATATGTTAATACTCAGTTTTCTGGTGGCTACACTCTTTATCAATTTTATAATGAGCCATAGCAGCCCCAAAACTCGCTAACAATCCCAAAACCGATTTAAGTATAGCTAACACAAATCGGAGCAGTAGGAAGACTTCACATCTAGAGAAACTATAAACTAATCTTTATTAAACGAATACCTGAACAGAGCGACAAGGCAAGGAAGGGATTGTCCTGTCTGCTCTAGGAAGGATGTTGCAATTTAGTGGACCAAACACTTACCATAAAGATTTTTTCCAACACTCTAAAGCGTGCGCATGCAAACCAGTTACATTCCAGAGCAATTTGTCGAGAAGATTAAAGAAGCAGCCATCACCGAGGATATAATAGGCGATGAGATAGAATTGAGAAAAGCAGGAAGCGCCTTAATTGGTGACTGTCCGTGCTGCGGAGCTAGAAAGAAGCTCAACGTATATAAAAGCAAAATTCATCCGGGCAGAATGGATTGGAAATGCTTTGTATGTGATAAAGGAGGAGATGGAGTCAAGTTCCTCATGGAAGCTAAAGGCTATACCTACCCCGAAACACTCCGAGTCTTAGCCGACCGCTATAAGATAGTTATTGAAAGCGAACAAGCCCAAACCAATAATAAAAAAGGGAAAGCCCACAACAGGGCCATCAAGTTCAGAGACCTACAACTCAAGGAATCGGGACTCTCTAACAAAGCTCAAACCTACTTCCTGAAGAAAAACGACAAAAATAATTCTAGTTACCAGATGGATAGGTATCAATCAGCGACGATTGATAAGGCTTGGAATGTGGTATCAGGGGATGATATGGTCTTGCATTATTTAGATTTGACTTGTACTCCCATTATGTACCTCACGCCTAAAAAAAAGCGCATGCCGTTTATTCGAGTTCGGTGGAGTAACCCAAGTTTGCATAAAGACAAAAACGGAAAGTCTATTAAGTATAAATCGCCTTGGCAATCGGGCAACCATCTTTGGCTGCCTAATCAGGTGATTGATGCCTACCAGAAGGCGCATCTAATAGAAACCCTATATATCATCGAGGGAGAGAAGAAAGCCTCTAAGATGTGCGCAGAGGGAATGATGACGGTCGGTACAGCAGGGATTCACAACTTTGCAGGCAGGAACGAAATGCCGCATCAGTTCCAATTATTAATTAAGAAATGTGGTATCAAAAAAGTAGTCTTTGTATTAGATGCAGATTGGCAAGACATCTCTATCAAAAATTTAGAGAACTCGGTAGACCAGCGCCCGAAGACTTTTTTTAGCGCCATCAAAAAATTTAGAGACTATTTCTACGCCTACGTCAACGAAGGAATAGACCTGGGCATCTACTTCGCCTACGGAAAAGAAGTTGTATACAAAGGAATGGATGACCTACTAGTCCGCAATTTCAAAAACAAAGAGGAACGAGCCAAGCTAAAAGCAGATTTTGAAGCGGCGATGATTGATAGGGAAGGAGAAGGAGAATATGTGAATGTATTCAATATCACCACCATCAGCGAGCATAAATTAAAAGAGTTCTGGCACCTGCAGGGGCGACCTGCTTTTTTCAAGCAACATGCCGAACAATTGAAGGTGTTGCCTTTTTTTAAATATGGTCAACTGAAGTATAGATGGGAGGAAGAAGAAAAGGGATTTGAACTTATCCAAAAGCTACTGCCTCAGGAGCAATATTGGAGAGTGGAGGAAGCCGAGACCAGAAGCGGCAATGTCAAAAAAACTTATGTGTTTGATTATGTCCAAATATTAGAGTTTTTAAGAAACCGAGGGTTTGGATTATACGAAGCAAGCCCCGACAATTATCGCTATGTGCATATTGAGGATAGAATCGTCAAGGAAGTCACCCATCACAAGATACAGCGCTACGTGCTGAATTTCACAAGAGAGCTAGACCACTCCAAGCCTATCTTAGAATTATTGCTCCGAGGAGGTAAACAATATCTAGGACCAGACAAGTTGAGCCAGATGTATTATAAAAAACCGCAGTTTAACGAAAGCGACCAAGACACCCAATATCTTTATTTTAAAAATTGCTATTGGAAAATCACAAAAGATAAGATTGAACAGCGAGACCTGAAGGAATTACCCAAATATGTGTGGCAAGATAAAATCATAGATTTTGAACCCGAATACATCGGGCATCCGATGATGGATGTTATGCGAAAAGACCAAGAATGGCGGGTCAAAGATGCTCCTGAATTTAAGCAATGCGAAATGGCGCAATTTTATCTAAAATCGAGTTGGTTCTCGTGGAAGAATAATCAGGAACTGCACACCGATAAGGAAGGGAGAAAATCGTATGTGGTGAGAGATAAACCAATTCCAGAAACCAAAGTCGAGCGCCAATTAACGATGGCTAATCTAGTTAGCAAAATGATTGCAGCGGGATATGTGCTACACGATTACCGAAACTGGGGATTGATGAAAGCAATTGTGTGTATGGATGGGCTGGAGTCAGAAATAGGAAAAAGTATGGGCGGCACAGGAAAATCTATTTGGGGTAAACAATTTAAGCACATGGTCCCGATGGAGGTACTGGACGGCAAGAAGGCAAAAATAGAAGATGACAATCACCTCTATGAGAGCGTGGACGAACGAACCTCAGCCATTTTATTTGATGATGTCCGAGTGAATTTCAATTTTGAATTTTTGTTCTCTCATATCACCACAGGCATCAAGGTGAACCCCAAGGGAGAAAAGCGCTTTGATGTGCTACCTCCAAAATTTATTATCACCACCAATCATGCGCTCAATGGCGACGGGAGCAGCTACGACCGACGGCAATATGTACTTTCTTTTTCTGATTACTTTAATCGAGACCGAACGGTAGGGGATGAGTTCGGTGGACAGTTTTTTCACGAGTGGAATCACGAGCAATGGAATCTATTCTACAATTGGCAGGCAACCTGCATCCAAACATACCTCCGTTTTGGGATGACTTATGAGATACCAAAAACAGCACTCACCAGAAGAAAGCTAAGGCAGAAGATTGGAGAAAACTTCTTGGATTGGGCTACGCTTATGTATCACCCTGAAGGAGGGCCATTCTTAAACAAGAAGGTGGAGAAGGTTTACGCTTGCGAAAAGTTTTTGGAAGAATATAGCCAAGACCGAAAATGGGTGAACCCTAAAAGATTTAAAGAGAAGCTCCTGCTCTTTGCCGAGTATTCGGGCTATGCCATCAACCCCATCCAAGCAGGAAAGGACGGACGGATTAAGTCGAACGGAAAAGAGTTTTTTATAATAGCTAATGAGCAATTTAAAGCAGCCGAGTTTGTAACCATTTTAAATGATAATAACCTTTCTTTTGAAAATGATAAATTTTAACCATGGCTATTCATTTTACACTCAAGCAAGTTATCGCTTATTGTAAGCGGGAGAATAAAATGCAGCAAAGGGTATACCCTAATAAAATCGCTAACAAAACAATGTCCAAAGAAAATGCTAATCGCTATTATCAGATAATTAAACAGTTGGGCGAATTAGCGGCAGATATGGAGGAATCAAATATCCATTGGGAGGAACTACGCACAGCAGTAGCATCGAAGAAAGGGAAGCGAAAAACGGAGCAATTAAATTTATTTAACGAATAAAAAGAATAACCATGATAGCAGTATCTACAACATACGAAGCAAAGACCATAGCAATGAAGCATCACGAGTCTTTTCATACAAAAATTTATGCCAATAAAAATATTGGTTTATTCAAGTTATTAACAGGCAACAGAGATTTAAATCTAATTAAAATCAAACGCATCAAAAAAGACATTCAATCAGGGTTAAACATGATGCGCTATTTTCCGATTTTGGTAACTAAAGATATGGTTATCATTGACGGTCAGCATCGCTTTATGGTCTGCAAAGAACTGGATTTGCCTGTTTACTACATTATTGTGCAAGAGGATTTATCCCTGGCAGATATTGCGCAATTCAATAGCCGCACAGAAAAATGGAAGTTAAAGGATTTTGTGAACGCCTACAGCCAGTTGGGCAATAATCACTATAAAGTGCTTGGTCAATTTGTGAACAGTTACCAGTTTTCTTATACCGATGCAGTAGGTTTATTGATGCACGGTACCTCCAATCAAAATGGGAGCGTATTGGATTTATTTCGTACAGGTCAATTTGAGGTAAAGTATTCTCTTGAAGCTACAGAAATTGCAGAGAAAGTATCGAGATTCCGATTTTTTACGAGGTATAAAAACAAGGCTTTTATCCGAGCCATCGAAACCCTCCATAAAGGCGGCAAATGCGACTTTGACCGATTAGCAGAAAAGGTAGAGAACCGACTAGACCAATTTGAAGGCAAGGTCTCCGCAAAGGAATATCTAACTCAGCTTGAGTTATTTTATAATCACGGCTTGAGTAAAAGAGCCATTATTTATTAATTAATCAAATATTTTAGCATGAACAAAGGGGATTTAATCAACCACGTAGCAGAAAATGCAAACCTTACGAAATCGCAAGCAGCCGAAGCGGTTTATTCTGTATTTACTAAGATTCAAGCGACTCTAAAAAATAGCGAAAAAGTCGCAATGTTAGGTTTTGGTACGTTTTCTATTACCGAACGAGCTGCTAGAGTTGGACGTAATCCAAGGACTGGAGAAGCGATTCAGATAGCAGCTAAGAAAGTAGTTAAATTTAAGGCAGGAAAGGAGTTGAATGCTGCGGTGAATGCTTAACAGGAATGATGACTTGGTAAGTTTTTGAAGCTTACCAAGTCTATTTTTTAACCAATAATTAGCAATAATCATGGGTGAAGAAGAAGTCTATAAAGTATCTGATAAAAAATTAATTACTGAGTGGCAGAGGATTAAATTAGTTTTTAGAACGGGTGTTTATAAACACTTTGATAAAAATACATTTAATTTATTTTTAAATGCTGTTACTGATGTTTCTGAAGAGTTACGTCATAGAGGAATTGACCATTAAAATATTTTTCTTCAATCAATAAAAAATTCAATATGCAATGTTTAAACTGTAACAATGATTTTCAAAGTGCTAACTGTAAAACCTGTAAACATCCAGTATCCACAAAAGAATCAGAAGTAAATGAATGGGAGGAGAATGAGTGGGAAGAAGATGCTAGTTATTATATGGAAACGTGCGACGGGTGTAGTTTAGAAATTAATGATTGCGAATGCGATAATTTATTTATATGAGTTAATATTGTAAAAATTATAGACCGCTAAGCTCCAAAGAATAAATTAATAGAAAGAGTATATACATATATACTCTTTTTTTTACGTCCAGACATTTGAAAAAAGACTAATAATAAAATAAAGAAAAGAAGTGGGCTTTTGGACTTTTGGTATCTAAATCTTTGTTAATCAATCTATTATAACAGTCCGAACACAGTCCAAAGCAGTCCAAAAGACCATTAGCCCATTTTGGACTTTGGACTGACCATACAAGTCCAAAGCAAAAGGACTAGTTTAATTCAGCATAACCACCTATTAATCAATCAATTATATAGACAGTCTAAGGAATCAGTCCAAAAGTCCGCACAAAATCCCTAGTGAAGAGGCGGCTATCTTTGGGGAGCAGACCTCCTATATCTCTAATCCGTCCTCGCATCCATCAGTATTTCCTACCATCTTTACACCCATGCATAAGGACAGTACCCAAATCCAAATATCGCTACCATCACCAGAGGCAGCACTAACCGAGGTTGTAACTCGCAGCTTTGAAACATCACCTGACACGGTGTATGGTGTGTTGGTGATGTTGTTGGTAGTGGCGCTAATAGGTTTATGTTGGTATGTCTATACTATGCATAACAAACTAGTAGAATTAAATATCTCTACTATTGATGTACTAAAAGACCTGAACACCTCTCTACAATTGATTAAAGAAGAAAGCGACAATCATAGTTCTAAATTAATAGACCACATTTCCCATACCCGTGAGCATATCAGTGAAAAGATTAATCATCTGCAAAACCGTTTAGGCTCAACATGAAAAAACTATCGAACTTAGAAAAAAAACGACGCCAACTGGCTGCTCAAATTAACACTTTCGCAAGAAAAAGAAAGTTAGTAGTTATGGCGCAGAAACACCCCATGTCTTCTCCGCTATTATTGGCAGTTAAGAAGGTGATGGAAGACCGTCAAGTCCTAGTTAATACAGCTAGTAGTGCCTAATTTGCTACTATTAATTAACTCATTTTAACTATATCATCATGGCTGATAAATACGGCATCGAAAATTTAAAAACCTTATTAGCTTTTATTTTCTTAGGGTTTGACCAGTTGTTCACCATCGACAAAAATCAAGATGGGAAAGTCTCTTGGTCTGAGGGATTGTCTACTTTTACAACTTTAAGCTTTAGGTTTCCTAGCTTATACGATACTTTTCCTTTTTTGAAAAAAGAATGGAAAGACCTCGACCAAGCGGAAAAAGACGAATTGATTAGGATAGTCAACGAAGATTTAGATTTGCCTATGAAGTTTGACAATATTGAGAAGGCGCTCAAGATTTCTATCAATGCCTTGTCTTATAATTTCCGAATTTTCAAAGACTTAAAAGCTTTGTTTCCTAAAAAAACACCTTCTTTATTAAGTAAAAACCCGATATAAAAAAACTTTTAGACTCTTCTCATTCTGATAATTTTAAGAGAATGCCTCACGGTATTCTCTTTTTTTGTACAAAAAGCAGCAAAAACCTACCTCTTTCTCCATATATCAACCAATTACTAATATACCATAATCAAGATATTGCAACATATTACCAATATGTTTATATTTCCAGCTCAAACAAAATTATTATGATGAAGATAGAAGGGAACATTTTGGTGCAACCGCACATTTTGAAGTTTGTCAATTGGTTAGAAAATCTCGAATCAGGGGAACGCCTCGACCTATCGGGCGGCGGTATTATTAGTCACACCTTAGTCTTATTACTCCGACCAAAAACGCTCACTAAAGAAGTAAAAATTAAAGGAAAATTAGAACACTTCACCACTACGCTTCCCTATGTAATGTCTTTCCGTCTTTTCAAAAATGCACATGCTACTTTAGGGCGTAAAGAAGTATTGATTTTTCATCATCACATGCATAAATTATTTCACGAATTCCTCCTCCGTCAAATTTTACACTACATCCATTCGGGCAAAACTCAAATAGAAGCCATCAAAGATTTTTTGATATTAATTGACGCTGAAGAGGATGTAGATTGGGAATCGGTCAAAAGAGTGAACCTAAGGCTAAGAAATAGTAAAAAAATAGTAAGTTTTTACCCCGAAAGTGTAGGGGCTGCATAATCGGTTGACTTTGTAGTGTTTAGCCGCTTTTTAGTGCAAAATAGGATGTCCTTCAATTCGTCGGATTAGCTTTTTTGTATGGTGAAACGATGAGTTTTTAAAATAAAAGTTCATTAAATCACTTGGTAGTCAGTTAGTTTGTTTGTCTATCTCATAAACTACTGATTACCAATAACTTAACTACCAAAATTTAATTCCGAATTTTGCCAAATTTAATTGGGCGATTCCCCTAGTTTTTTTCTGACATTCCTGTCCTTTCCTTTTTTTTGTTTTCCCAACAACTTTGTTGGTGTGAATACTTCCTTAACCGCCATATCCGCTTTTTGTGCCGAAAATATCGGTTCGCTTCGCAGCATCGAGTATGCTTCGACGGCTTGGGTCAATCAATCGACCTACGACCAACGGATTAGCGGCGCTTATAACTGGCAATCGACTATCGAATTTACGGAAGAAGGCTGGAAGAAACTCCCAATTTTACCAGGGAACGAAAAGCTATGGTCCGAAGCCGAACGCCAAACCAATCAGGGCAAACATTATGAGCAAACCGTGCAAGCGATTACGCCCAAAATGCGCCCAGAAGTTTCAGGAGAACTCATGAAGATGCGCAATCATCGCTACCTCATTCGCTTGACGGACAAAAACGGGCAACCGTGGATATTAGGCACGCTCGACCATCCATTTCGGCTCATCGCTGCGGCAAGTACAGGAAGTAATACCGCAGGCTATAATAACTACAGTTTGCAATTTAGAAATCAAACGCCCACTCGGGCAGCGGGCTATGTGCCTGTCTTATAATTCAATCAATATCGAATATGAAGGCTAACAAAGTATTTCAGGTCATGAAGGAACAAGAGGGGAAAACGGGAACAATTTATCTATACGGATACATTGGTCAATATGGATATGAGTACGATGGACATAGCCAAGAAGGTTTACAAGCGGCTGATATATTGAAAGCCGTCAAAGAATTGAAGGATGCGGGTTGTACCCAACTAAATGTCCGAATCAATTCTCCTGGAGGAAATATCATGGAAGGGGATGGGATAATGGCCGCTATGAAAAATAGTAAAATGGAGCTGCACACCTTCTGTGATGGTACAGCAGCCAGTTATGCATTCGCTTTATTTCTGTCTGCCAAAAAAGAGAACAGACATATTGCTCAGAATGGAAAATTAATGGTGCATGATGCAAGAAGCGGCGTATATGGTAACGCCAAAGCATTAAGAACGGCAGCCGATAATTTGGAGGTGTTTAATTCCGCAGCCATTGCTCAAATTGTCGCAGATACAGAAATGAGTATCGACGATATAAAAAGCAAATATTTTGATGGCGAAGACCATTGGATGGATGCCAATAAAGCGCTTGAGATTGGTCTAGTTAATCAAATCGACGATTACGAAGCCGAGGCCACTATCCCAAACGCCGAACAAATGAGCCACCCACAACTAGTACAATTTTTCGCCCAAACGGGCAAAATCGAAAAGAATATTTTCTCCAAAGTGATGGACAAAGTGCGCCAACAAATTGGAATAATTCCTAATCAAAAACTTGAAATCGTGAATATCGAAACTATCAAGCAAGCCCTTGAAAAAGGCGAAGTCACCGCCGAGCAGTTAGCCACTTTGACCGCAGCTCCTGCTCCGCCTACTACTACTGAAGTACCACCGACTCCAGAATTAACTACCGAATCAGTTGCTCAGATGATTAGCGCCGCCTTAACCCCTGTACAAGCTGAAAACGCCGCATTGAAAGCAGAGAATGAAACTTTGAAGAAAACACCGGGCGCTGCGCCTTCGCAGGTCGCTGCTCCTGCTGGAGAACCAGGGGAGAATGCTTTGTCGCCTGAGATGATTGCTTTGAATACCGCAGCAATGGCAGATGCAAAAGCTGCTGACGAATGGAGAAATCCTTTCTCTAGAAGAAGCTAGGCTTCTTTTTAGATTTTAGTACATGTTATTTTTTATTCTTTTTTTTTGAAAAATTTCTAAACACGCAACAATATGACTATTAATTTAGACGCAAATGCAGATACGCTAAACCGCTACGCAGTTGCATATAATCCAGCCATTCAGCAGAAAATGCGCCAAGGCTTGGAGTTTGAGACGCTTTTGTCTCCTAGAGCTTGTGATAATACCTACAGTTCGCCCAACGTGGCGGTGTCTGAAGTGGTGCAATCTTACCAATGGCAGTTTACGCCAAAGGGCAATCCAACTTTCAACGCTGTTGAAAACAAATTGCAGAAAATCAAAATCGACATCCAGTTGACGGCTGACGATTTAGAAAAATTCTGGAATAGTTGGAAAGTAGAATGGCACGAGATTGGAAAAAATCCATTGGAGTGGACGTTCGCACGATACATCTATGAGCAGGTCATGCTCCCGAAAGCTATCGAGGAAATGAACTCCAATTCCTATAATGGGGTATACGCTGCGCCTGTTGCTGGTACAGCTGGAGCATCGAATACTTCTGTAGATGGGTTTGCGAAGAAGATTGCGGATGCTGTAACGGCTACTGATTTAGTGCCGATTGCTACTGGTGCTTTTGTGGCCAACACGATGGTCAACCAAATTGAAACTTGGTGTGATGCGATTCCGCAACCATACAGAGATTTGAATGGCGATATTTTTATGAGCAAATCGAATGCTCGAACTTATTACAGAGATTTTAGAGACAAGTTTGGTACAGGTAACTCTAACATGGGGAATCAGAACTCAGACTTGAGAGTGGAGGCAACGAACAAACGAATCGTAGGTGTCGCAGCGATGGAAGGTTCTAATCGAATCATTTTCAACCCATCAAGCATGAGTAACATGATTTGGGGAACTCGAATTGGTTACCCAACTTATCCAGCTATCCGGTGGGAAGCAGATGAGCGAATTTTGAAGGGGTTAACCGAATTTTACCGATTTTATGGGGTAGAATACTGGGAGAATATGTTTGTGAACGACCAAGTATAAATTTAGTAACGTAATCGGGTGTATAATCAATATAGTAGTAGCTGCTTTTATGTAGCTACTACTCTTTAAAAATATTATTCAAAAACTTATTGATATGGCTGAATTAACAGCAGAAGAGCAGATTCTACAACTCCAAAAAGAACTTGCTGAATCAAAAAAGGCGTTGACTCGGGCGAAAGATAAAGGCGTGGTTGCCATGCCTGTATCTGGCAGTTATACCGCCAAATGGAAAGATGATGCGACTGGTAAGCAAAAGACCAAGAAAGTAGAATTTGTCGATGGTAGCGCAAAAGTGCGTTTATTGAATGGACAGATTGTATCGTCTGAAGGCGTTTTGCAAATCGCTAATGGGGATGCGCCATCTCCTGCCTTATTGGTCAAATTCCCTCTTTTGAAGGAACTGAGTAAAGAAGCTGCTCAGGCTTTATTAACCCATTACGCTAAGATTGGCGCAGGCTTCTTGAAATAATCGCCAACTAGTAAGGGGTGTTGAAAATTTTCAATAATTATTAAAAACTAATCAACCATAATATGTGCGATTTAAAAAATTTAACTAAGAAGTGTGGCACGCCAAACCCTCCGGGTAACAAGGCTATCCTGTACGCTATTCCAGCGGAGGAAGTTTTGGCTACTCCAGCAGTAGGGGATGGTTCGGTAGCAGGTAATACCAAAATATATGCGGAAGCGTGGTCGCTTTCTGCGGTTGTGGCTAAAGGCTATTGGCGAACGATTCCTATCATTGCTAATTCGGGACAAGAGACCTTCGCTATGGTCGGTGAAAGAGGCGGTCGTTCTTTCGAGAATGGTCAAGCCTTTATGTTAGCGGGTTTAGATGCAGAGAATCGGGAATTTGCAGAATGCTTGGCTTCTGGCTGCTGGATGTTTATGATTAAGGATAGAACCGACGACCATCCTGTAGTGTATGGTACTTATGAAGACCCAGCCTATGCTAAGGAAATTTCTGGAGATGGTGGAAAAGGTCCGGGAGACACCAAAGCAATCAGCTTTGTAATCGGCGACGATACAGGCAAAATTCCTTTCAAGTATGACAGCGCTTTAGCCATTAATCAGACACCAAACGCATAAGCTATGCCTAAATTAAAAACAAAAGGGTTTCGCTTGGTTGGTTGGAAATGGGGGCAACTCTGCGCATTCGGAAAATGGGGAACGATTAACCTCGATACCCTTACCGAAAAGCAAGCAGCGAGCTTGATAGCAAAAGGTTTCCCATATCTAAAAGCCACCAAGAAAGCGAAACCAGAAGAGACTGAATAAACCGCTTAGAGGTAAAAGTCCGTATTTTAAAAAAGCCCACATCTATTCAGGTGTTGGGCTTTTTTTTGTCTTGGTTAATCGCAATTGTAACCCCTAATTTTGTTATATGACCTTAATATCAGAAATACAGCATTGGTTTCAAAGAGGTAAAGTGTTCGGGATGGGCTATACCTTATTAGCTCGGACTGCTTTTATGCCTAAAACGTTAACTAGTTTGCAGTCTTATGTTGGACTTTCGGTAGTGCCAAACAGAGCAAAAGGGACGCTAGAACATGCCCTATTAGCGTATCTGAAGGCGAATCGGGAGCATTTGATAGAAATACCCACCATCGAGCAGGAAATGCAGGAGAAGCCGTCAAATAAAGCCCAATTAGCCGACGCCAAGCGAATCGCTCAGGAACGCCTCAATGAACCTACTGCTATCGCTGTTTTACGTGCGAGGTCAAAAGCATGGTGGGATAGGTACGCATTGGCTAAAGGAATGATGCAGATTGCTATTTCTGACCAACAACGACACGAATTAGCCAAGGAAATCATGGAAGACATCACACCAGCTCTTGATGATATATACGATAGCATTCGTAGCTATGAGCAGGATGGAACGGTGCCTGGGGGAGCGAAGGTTTCGCATGTTGTGAAGGAGACAAAAATTAAAATCTTTCGAGCATTAAATTTACGAACAAAAATCAGTCGTTTAAGGAAGAAGTTGGAGGGTAAATTGTCGGCGGCTGATAAAGCTAAAAGGGATAAACAGTTGTTGGATTATGAATTGGAGTTGCGGGGGTTGGAGAATGAGTTGGATTTGAATTAACTAAATAATAAATTTACTATGCACCTTAATCATCGTAGAATTTTTGAGATGTTATTCGCTGCGGCTATATTGTCTAGAGTTGAGGGTTCTATACCTTATTTTGACGACAAACCAGTCTATATACCGCCTAGAAAGGATAATTTAATTAAATTAAAAGCTGGTCAATTGGCTTTTAGGATTGATAGTAAGGAGAAAATTACTCAATTAAAAATTGATAGTTATAATCCAAATGATAAAGCTATTATTTTGGCTAGGAGTATGAAAAGAGCTATAAAGAAAACTAAAAAACGGATGGATAATGAGTTGGGTTTGAATGAATAGTTTTTTATGTCCTTACGTGGTGCAATTACAGGAGCTATTTTTGACTTATGAAAAAATTAGAATGGACAACTGTCAAGCGAAAAGTCATGGATTTAGTAACCTTGGATTATAATCCTCGAAAACTGACAGAGAAGGCAAAAGCAAAACTAGTAGCTAGTCTCGAAAAATTCAATCTTGTCGAAATCCCTGTTATTAACACCGATAACACCCTTGTAGCTGGCAACCAGCGAGTTCATATTTTAATGGACGTTGGTAGAGGTACAGAAGAGATTGATGTAAGAATCCCTAATCGTGAATTGACAGAGCAGGAATTGAAGGAGTATAATATTACTTCTAATACGCATGTTGGTATTTGGGATGTAGAGAAGTTAGCAGAAGTATTTGAGGAGGTGGTGGATTTGGGAGAGTTGGGGCTGATGCCAGATGTGTTAAAGGAAATAGATGGTTTAAATTTAGATTATTCTGATAAGAATAAAGAGATAGATATTGATGGATTTGGCGAAAAAATAACAATTGTTTTAAGTTATGATATAGAAAGGTATGAGCAGATAATAATGGTTTTAAATCAAGGTAATGGGAGTATTGAAGATAATTTCTGGAACATTCTAAAAGAAAAAGGACTATTCAATGGATGAGTATAAATTTCCTTATAAATGGTGGTTAAAAGATGGTTATCCAGCAAAAGGAATAACTAAACATAACAGCAAAGTTTTTGGTACTTTCATTTGTGGTGGTGGTTCTTCTATGGGCTATAAACTAGCAGGGTATGAGCATCTAGGAGGGGTAGAGATAGACCCAAAAGTAGCCGCTATTTATAAGGCTAATCATAAATCTAAATATTTATTTATAGAAGATATAAGGGTGTTTAACCAGCGGGAAGATTTACCAAAAAAATTATATGATTTAGATATTTTAGACGGCTCTCCTCCTTGTAGTTCGTTCAGTCTAGCGGGAAGTAGAGAGAAAGCATGGGGGAAAAATAAAGTTTTTAAAGAAGGGCAAAAAAAGCAAAGATTAGATGATTTAGTTTTTGAATATGTAAAGACTATCAAAAAATTAAGACCTAAGGTAGCTCTATTAGAGAACGTAAAAGGATTAATTCAAGGAAATGCTAAAGCTTATGCGAAGAAGATAAACAAGGAATTCACAAAAGCAGGATATAATGTTCAATTGTTCTTATTGAATGCTGCTAGTATGGGTGTACCACAAAAAAGAGAACGGGTGTTTTTTATAGGATTAAGGAATGATTTTGATTTACCAAAACTAAAATTAGATTTTAATGAGAAACCCATTGCTTTTAGATTTATTGAAAATTTATTTGGAGATTTATTTTCACCTAATGCCGAAATGTTAAAAGGAATAAATTGGTGCATAAAGAACAATGAACCAGATTTCGGTAAATACTATGAATCGTTTGGAAAACGAAAAGGTTTTTCAAGAAGATTAATATTTGAAAAAAATGTTTGTGATACCCTTACTAGTCAGAATCAGCATGATCTATTTAAAGAGAGAGATAAGGCTGGATTGACAGATAGTGAAGCTATACAAGTCGGGTCTTATCCATTAGATTATAATTTTAATGGTTCATTACCACAATACTTAGTAGGGATGAGCGTGCCTCCAATAATGATAGCACAAATAGCAAATCAAATCAATTTGCAATGGTTAAAAAACATAAGATAAAAAAGAGATGAATGTAACTTCAAGAAATAAGCAAGATGTCCTTATAGCCATCCGAGACCACTACTTAAACGGGACAACACTAACACCAAAGCATGAAGAAATGCGGCAAAGGTTATCGGCTGCATTCTCTTTATTAACCAATTATCACAGCGTCCAACAAGCAATCCCTTTATTAAAAGACAAATATCAATATAGCGAAGCAAGTGCCTATCGAGACATCAATAACGCCCTCAAGTTGTTCGGGAATGTACTAGAAAGTAATAAAGAGGGCATTCGTCAAATTGTTTATGAGTACGCTATCAAAACTTACCAACTCGCTGCAAAAAACGGAGATTATAAAGCAATGGCTCAAGCTATTGACAAAATGATAAAAGTGCAGGGATTAGACCGAGACACCGCTGACCTACCAGATTTTGAGAAGCTACAACCGTCCATAGTTGTCGCGGTTCTCCCTGAAGCGATGGAAAATAAACTAGATAAATTCTTATCCAAAGGCAGTATTAACCTAAATGATTATGTTGAAGACATCGAACACGAAGAAATCCTTAACACCGAGGGAGGAGCTACTCCTGAAAGAGCAAATCGGCAGACTTCACAAGAAGAATAGTGGCGACTATGAGAGCTTAATGCGCCAAGTCGGCAACCGAAAAAAAAGCGTACAGCTAAATGTACCCCAGATGTTGGCTGCTAAAAGTCTAGCAACCTACCTCTTGTTAGAATGGGGGCGGGGAACTGGAAAAACTACAATGAGAGGTTATCGGTGGTTAAAAATCGTTTCAAGTATGCCTCGAAGTACAGGCTTATTTATCGGCCCGACTTATCAATTTATTTTAACTCGGATAGTTCCTTCACTGGTGCAAGGTTTGGAAATGTTCGGTATCTATAAAGACCTCCATTATTTTATTGGTAAGCAGCCACCACGAGCTTGGCGCTCCTCGTGGGGTAGAGCCTACCAGCCGCCAGAAAATTATAATAGATATATTACTTTTTGGAATGGAACAGGCGTTCACCTTATATCGCATGATGTGCCGGGCGATGGAAGAGGATTAAATTCAGATTGGATAGACGGAGACGAAGCGGGCATTTTAGCAGGAAACAAGCTCCAAGAAAATACAGACCCAACATTAAGAGGAACAAATAAAAAAGCTTTTAAAAGCGCTCCTTATTTTGGTAGTCGATTCTATACGAGTTCCACTCCACTCACTCCTGAAGGTCAATGGTTCGTTGATTTTGAAGAAAAAGCAGAACGCCAACCCGAAAAAATTAATTTCATATCTGCCACATGCGAGTGGAACATGGAGAATTTAAGAGATGAATATTTAGAAGAGGCAGAGATAAACGCTTATGCTCATTGGGTCTATGAGGCAGAGTATAAGAACAAACGCCCGAAGTTTACCAAAGACGGATTTTATGGATTATTCGATATAGATTCACATTGCTACTCTAATTATAATTATAGTCATTACGAAACCCATGGTAATAAAATAGACTGCCGTGGAGATGGCGACCTTACCAAAGGTATGCCACTTATATTAGGTGTCGATTGGGGCGCTGCCATCAATTGTGCATCTGTAAATCAAAATCTACGAAGCATTAACGAATACAGAACGCTCAAATCTTTCTATGTCTTAGGCTCTGAACAAAAAATGCAGGATGATCTTTTTCGAGACATCGCTAAATATTATCAATACCACGACTGCAAAGAAATTATTTTATTCTACGATTTAGGTGGAAATCACCAAACTGGAAATACTCGATATACCAGAGCGCAGCAAGCGCAAAAACTACTACAAGGTCTAGGATGGAAAGTTCGTCTCCTATCTAATGGCATGAATAATCCTCAGCATGAAATTAAGCACGCTATATGGGAAGCTATATTTAAAGGAGACCATCCAAATTTGCCTGCCTACAAAATGAATAAATCGAATTGTCCAGAATTGTATATCTCTATGAAACACGCCAAAACAAAAATAGGCAGCGGAGGAGAAATCAAAAAAGATAAATCAAGTGAAAAAGCTACGGCTAAAGTTTTGCGCCAACACGCTACTGACTTATCAGATGCTAATGATGCACCTATCTATTCTTTATTTAAAAACGCTTATAAAAGACGGGTTAATCGCACCTTAGGACTAAGGTCTTCTAATAAGTAATAGGACTCTTTCATTTTAAAAACACTATTATTTTGATTATTAACTCTTTAACTAATTGATAATCAAATCTTTTTTGCAGAATGTGACGCAAAAG